AGCAAGCCCGACAGCAGCACCGACGCCGACAGCAGCGAAGCCGAGCACGGCAGCCTTACCGAACTTACCAATCTTCGACGCCGACGAATCAAGCGACCGGGCAAGCCCCTTGTTGTCGCCCAAAATCTTGACGTTTATCACCGACTTGGCTGCCACGCTCGCCCCACTTTCGTCGTAACTCGGATTACTTGCGGGACTGCTGCTTAGAACGCCAGTTCAGGTACTCGGCTGCGACCGTGAACAGGTCGCCGTCATCCATCAGATGGTCGTAGGGGATTCCGGCGCCTGACTCGATGGCGACGGCAACGATGTTCCAGAGGACCGACTCACGGCTAAAGGGTCGTCACCTTCGCCGTCGTCGTCAACAACGGCGGCGACGCCGTCGACGTCGTCCAGCCAGTTGTCGAACTTGGAGACGACACCGGCCGAATGCCAGGCCAGCCAATAGAGCTGTTCCATCCCGATGTCGCTGTTCAGTTGCACCTTGAAGTGCCGCTCATAGGCGACCTGTGTACGCGGCCGGACCGGCACCAGTTGCTCGGTGCCGTCCGTCTTAGTGATGTTGAGTTGCAGTTTCATTGCTTCCCCCAATGTCGGGGCCTCAATCGAGGCCGTGTTTCTTGATTAGCTTTTTGACGTTGTCCTCGTAGACGCCGATCACTTCGCCACGACGCTGGTCGAGCGCGTCATATAGGAACGGCTGCGGGAAGATGTTCCGCTTCGGCCAGCCAAAGTGGATCGGGCCCGCGTAAGGGACTTTTGCGAAGCCGGCGCGAACGACGCCGCCCGATGCGACACCGGACGAACGGACCGAAGCCGCCAACCTCCCTGAACGGCGAGGAACTAGCGGTACGGCTGCGTCCTCCACGATCTTCGCGGCCTTCGCGTGAATCTCTTTCAGGTCGCTCGTGCCGCCTTCGATCTGGCGGAGGGCACGCTTCAACTGGCGCGCGCCCTCCACCTCGATCGATGGCTTGGTCACGACGTAGTTTTGACGGGCTCACCCTCGGAAACGAGATCCAGGGTGAACGTCTGACGCTGACCGGTTTCGGCGCCCATCATAAACGGGATCGCCGGAATGCGAGCGTCGAATGTCAGGTGTGGATTGTCCGTTCCAACCACTGCGTTTTTCGGGGCGACGATGATCTCGACCACTGTGTCGCGAAGCGCCGAGATCACGTCATACGACAGACCGGAACCGTAAGCGAGTTCCACGTCAATCGAGCAGGTCCATTCCTTCTCGACGAAGTTCAGGTCGTCTCCAGGAACGACGCTGACGGTCTTCGACATCGCTTTAACGTCGGTCCCGTTGATTGAGATTTTCGGGGTAATGATCCTGTATCCGGCCATGTCAGGCCTCCTTCTCTGTGGTCGGGCCTGAGGCCTTCGGGGTTGGTGTTGCGACTGGTGGTGCGACTGGTGGTGCGACGTAACGGTCGCCGTATGGCAACAGAGCAACCAGCGCGTCGCCGGTCACCTCGTCGCCTGCAGCGAACGATTGGCCGCACCACTGAAGGTCGACCTGTGCCTCGTAGATGGGGGACTTGCTCATTGGTGTGCCTTTCATACGGTCGAATGCCTGGTGTAAGAAATGCGGCAACCGAGGAACGTGGAACCGTCAGTAGACGAGTAGATAACCGGGGCATCGACGCTGGAAACGACCACTTCGTCGGTGTCGACGTCGATCGGTGCGGCGTTGATGAGGATCGTGGTTTGAGCGTCAAGCCATGCCTGAGATGTCAACATGTCGACGGTGCTCGCAAGAATGAAGGCGTCGAGGCCGATCGTGTGACCGTCGAGACGTTCACCGATCTCTTTCCACGTCTCAGACGGTGCAACAAAAGCCATCTTCGCCGCAATACTCGGCGGGCGATACGGGAGCGCATACTCGACGTCGCACGCTGCAGCGATCGCGGTGGCGATATGTTCCGCCGGCGTCGTCATGCAAAGCCCGGCTTCGAGTACGTGCCGATCAGCTTCATATATTGCGGGTCGGTGGTGCGGATGCCTTGCGCCCCAAGATCACCGAACGACTGGACGCCGAACAGTGCCGACGTTGCACGCTGCGCCAACTGTGCAGCGAGCAGCGAACATGCCTGATTGATCGGTGAAGGCACTGCAGCGAAGCCCCAAGATCCGACGATCTCAATGCGACGGCGACGACGGCCACCGTGCGGAAACTCTCGGTCAAGCATTCGGAGCGTGTCGTACGGCCAACCGTCTACGGTCTGGCGGAAGCCGTCAAGTTCATACTCGCTGGCTGTAATCGTTGTCTCAAACGTGCCGTCGTCGTCGTCGTCAAGTTTCAACGTCGTGACACTGATGAGGTCGGGCACCTCAAGGCTGTAGCCACCAACACCAAATATCTTGGTTGCCGTTACGGGCGAGAACGTCCGGCCAGTGTCGTTGTCGATAGCGACGGTTGCCGCTTCGATTGCGTCAGTAACGCGGCCGAGGAGCGCCGCGCCGACTGTCGCTTCGCCCATCCGTTCGATGACTTCGGTTGCAGTGCAATACGCCATGACGCCCCCTTTCCGTTACTTGCGAGCCGTGGCGGGCTTTGTGGGCTTGCGTGGCGGGTGCACAGCGGAGCGGGTCGGCTCGGCCGTGCGCGTCTCTGGACGTGGCGTCGGTGCCTCGTCGTTGCGTGTTGCCATACCGAGAGACACGAGGCCTTCGGCTTCGGCGGCGGGCAGGTCGATCGAGTCGCCAGGATTCGGCCACGACTGCCCGTTGCGGGTGCCGCTGATCTGGCGGGTCATTGTTACTTTGGGCATTGCGCCTCCTTGATGTTCGGTGTGACGGGCCTTACGAACGGGGCGCGGCCATCACTGGCCGCGCCCCGTTCAATCAGGTCAGGAAGCTGCGCCTGCGACGTACGCCTTGATGGCGCCCGTCGTGTCGGCCTGCACGCCGCCACCGCGCACGATGCAACGGAACGTTGTCATGTCGGTGTTGAACGCGAAGTCTGTGGACGACTCGAAACGAACCTCGTTCACCTGACGGGCGAAGTAAGTCGAGAAGTCACCGAACAGGACCGTCTTTGCATCGGCGGCAGCAGCCGCCATGCTGACATCGACGTAGACCGGCTTGCCGAGCAGAACGTCCGGTGCGCCAGCAACAAGGCCAGGCTGCCAGATGTACTGATTGTCGAGGTCCTTGATCTTACGGATGGCAGCAACATTACTGTCAGCCAGCAGCCAGCCACACGACGCCGAATTGCGATACGGTGAAATGACGCTGTGGTACAGGTCGATCAGGTTGTCGCTCGTCGGGACGAACACCGTCGCTGATCCGGTCACGCCAGCGGATGCCGCCGTGGCGACACCTTGCGGCTGGGACGAACCTGTACCGGCGGTGAGGTGTGCACCCCACGCATTGCCGACAGCGCGACCGGCCTGCATGGCAAGGTAGCCAGTCAGGTCGATACCGGTGTCGCCAAGCAGTTCGGTCGAAACCTGCATGAGCGTGGCGTACTTGTAGACCGGCAGTGACCGCGAAGCGAACGCCGGATCGGACTCGGAGATCGCAGCCTTCTCAGCGGTGAGAGCCGCCGAGCTGTGACCGGTCGTAGCCGGCACCTGGATCTCTTCGCCTGAGCTGGTACGAAGAAGCGTCGGGCCAGCCTGGAGCACGCCCGATACTTCGATCAGGTGGGCCTGGAGCTGGTCGTAGAACGACGTCGGGACAGTGGCACCGCCAGCGCCAGCCGTGGCCTTCGACAGGTCACGCTGAACAGCGCCACCCTTGAACGACACGGAACGGGTTTTGCCGTCCAAGAAGTCGCGAAGCAGGACTGCGTCAGTCGGAGCATCCGAGCGGGTATCCGGTGCCGTCATGGCATCCAGTGCACGCTGTACGTCGGGATCGACTTCGTCGGCACGCTTGAGCGTGGCGGCAATGTCAGACATGCGCTGATCGAGCGAAGCAATATCGGTGTCGTACGCGCGGAGCTTGGCGTCGTCTTCGGCGCCGGGGCCTCCGTCGCGCTTCTCGGCGTCTTCGAGATGGGTCCGCATTTCGGCCACGAGGCCGTCGCGCTTACCCTTGAGATTCTTGAGCAGATCGCTCATGGTGTGTCCTTTCGGGACAACTAGAAGTGGTGTGGGTTGCGCCCGCGGGTTTGGTCCCGTCAATCAGGCATTCAGCTCAGCGAGACGCAAACGCGCCCAGCCAAGCGACACACCGCGTTCGACGATTGGTACGTCGGCAGCAGTGGCGAGAAGAGCAGCACGAACAACCGGGTCGTTCATGCGCTCAAGAACTTCGGCGGCGGCATCAGGGTGCCGATCCATCAACGACCGGAGAGCAACAGCAGCACCCTCGCCCTCGGTTGACAGGTACGCCGGCCAGACCACCGGAGCCACCTCGATAATGCTGGCCCGTTTCACCGTGACGAGAAGCGTGCCCTCATCGGTGTATGTGAGATCCTCACCGTCAGGCGATGTCCGCATCGTGAACGAAGAGCCGCGAAGATCGCCGCGCTCAATCTTGCGCTTCACCCGAACATGGTCAGGGTCGGCGCCATCAAACGGGATGTCGTAGCGGAGCCCGAACTCGTCGGCCTCAACGATCAGCGTGCCAGCCGAACGACGACCGAGCAGTGCGCCGTAATCGTGGTTGTAGCTTGCGATCTGGTCGTCGTCGCGCAGCGACTCGGTGAAAGCGTCGGGGTCGAGCTGCTCAACGAAGCCGCCGAGGTTCTGGCTGTAACGGTTCCACACGGCCGCGTACGCCGTGATAGTGGACTCACCGTCACCTGCGGCCCTCATCTGGACTTTGACGCCCTCAGCGCGATAGGCGTAGCCCTTCGCTGGCGTGCCGGACTCGATGATCCCGCGGCGGGTCGTGAGTGTGTCGATCATTGCTGAACCTCCGAAGGGGTCGGTGTCGTTGCGTATGGCGGCCACAAGTACACGTCGCCTGCGCCATTCGGGATTGGTGCCTCGTCCTCAAGCGCTCGACGTTCATCAGGCGACGCCATACCGGCGCGGATAGCTGTGTCGTGCGCCTTGTAACGGTCAGCTAGCGATGTACGGACAGTTGCGTCTGCGTTGAACTTGCAGAAACGATCGCCTGGCAGCAGGTTCCGTGAGAACGTCCGCTCCATCGCGACATAAACCGGATACAACGCCCGCACCTCAAGCGAACGTGTCACGCCCTCAAGCGTGCTGTACGTCATTGAACTGCCGGTAGAACCACCAACAAGCTCGGGCGGCACACCGTGCGCCACCGCGATCTCTGTAGCGATCCGCTCACGCATCGCAACCATGTCGGAAGTTGCGTCACCACGGGAAATAGGTGTCAGCTTCCAACCCTTGCCGGTCGTGAACGGTCGGCCAGGATTTGTACGACGAGACGTTTCGTAACGGTCCGCTGTCGCTTTGGCCTGCTCACTGTCGAGCTGCCCCTCCCACTCAAGGTGGGCGAGCGGTAGGCCACCAGCCAGATATGAAGCAACCTGCGCCTTAGCGCCCTCCGTGCCCAACGTGACCAACTGATCGAGCGCCTTACCGATCGACGCACCACCACCGAGAGAACCAGGCAGCGGGCGACGACGGATATGTACGATCGGGCCGAGCGGCCATTTCTCGTGGAGCTGGCCGGCGTAGCCGTACTTGACGCGGCCCTGAAACTTCTCTTTCGATACGTCGTCAGGGTTCAACCATTCGAGCTTGGTTGCCCAGCCGCCACGAGCAGATGCGGTGATAAAGCCAATCGCCTCATCCCACAACGACAGCGACGCCGAGCAGGCGTAAAGCCATTCCTCAGGACTGAACACTTCCGACGGCGAATCAAGGATCGCAGACTTCGCGACCTTCGTCCGGCCATCACCTAACGGCGTGTACTCGTGAAGCGGCATCGACATGATCGACGCCGCCTTAATATCGACACACGCAAGCGTTGAAGTAATAGCAAGCTGCTTCGACACTGTGGCGGAACCGCCCGACACGTCGGACCAATTGCCGCCAGAACCGAACACATCCTGATGCGAGATCGACCGCTTCTGAAACGAAGAGCCCAACGTCACGATGTGCGCTCCATTGCCTCAGCGGTAAGCATGAGCAGCGCGCCGCCCACGATAAGGCCGAGCCATGCGGCCAAGATGAAGCAGCCGCCAACGAAGACACAGCCGCCAGCGAGTTGCACGAAAGTCGAAAGACTCGGCATGTTTGGCCTCCTAATCAGGCAAGAATGGCTGCGAGTGGATCGCCTAGAGCTTGTTCAGAACCAAGCCGGCCGTAAGCGAGCGTCAGTGCTTTGAGTGGCGAGATGTCACCGTTCGATGCGCGGCTACTAAAATCGGTGTTGCCGTCGCCGTAAGGCTTCGTGGCGGCCAGCTCGAGCGCCTTCGTTAGCGCCGGTTCCCCACGGTGGCGGAGGGTTGGAGCTTCGCCGGAACATGCGTCAATGAGCTTCTGTGAAGACTTAGCCTGATCGGCACCAGACACTGGGACAACCGTCACGCCGAGAGCGATCATGTCGTCGATAAGCGGTTCGTCTTTGACCATTGCGACCGGCTTGCCGCCGAGTTCCTGGCACAACTCACGGACACGCTCGGCGGCCCATTGAGTACCTGGCCGAGTGGCGACTAGCTTCGCCTGCTCAAAACCATCAGGCGCCAAACCGACCGCAACGATCGAAGTCCATGAACGGTCATAGGCGACGACGCACGCAAGCGACACCGTCGAATGGTCATACTCAACGTTGACGCGGCCGAGTGCGGTCCACACGTCGAGATCAATGAGGCCGTGACCTGCGCTCTTGTCAACCGGCTTGACTGCTATCCCGAGGCGTTCGGCTGCGAAGTCTGCGGGGGACATGACCAGAAACTCGGTGTCCCTCACCCATTCTTCTGAGATCAGAATGCCAAGCGACGGATTCGACTTGTACCAATTGTCAACGTCTTCCGGGTCGTCGTCGGGCTCGCAAGCCCACATCGCCAGCAGCGTCTTCGCCGGCCGGGTGCGGATCACCTTGTCAAGCAACCGGTGCATGTACTCGGAATGTGCCAGCGGCGCGGAGCCGGTATAGATCAACTGCGGGAGCTTGTTCGGGCTCATTGACTGAGCAGCCATAGCTGGAACAAGTGCCGCAAGATGGGCGTCTTGCAGTTCCTGCGACTCGTCCAAGACAACACGTTGCGGCGATGCGCCGCGCTTCGTGGCCTTCGTGCGGGTGCGGTACTGTAATACAAGTTTGTCGTCGAGGTTCTTGGTGCGTTCCTTGCCGTTCGCCTTGTACGTGTGGAGCTTCGGAAGGTCAATATCGGGGTCAGCGGTCAGCGACTCGATGCGCTCCATGTGACCGGCGGCGGTGTCCGCTTCGTGCGCCGTGTGAATTACGGTCGGGATGCCGGCAACGATCAGCCAGAACAGCTCAAGCGCTTCAAGGATGGCGCCCTTTCCGCACTGCCTCGGAACGACCAGGATGACCGTGTTGCACGCCGGGATACCGTTCTCGTCTACGGCTAAGATCCAGCGGACAAGCCAACACTGCCAGTCCAGCAAGTGAAGGCCAAGCGATGCGGCAAGCTCGATAGCCACGTCGCCGTCTGTGAAGTCGAAGTCGCCGTCAGGCGTTAGCAGATGCGTTGGACGTTGTGCGCCGACCCTCTCGACGGTGCTTGAGTTCGTCAAGGCTGCCCTTCGGCTTCGTCAGTGTCCCGGCAATCTCGGCAAGCTCTGCGAGCGTCGCCCGATACTGGGCGGCAAGTTGTGCGTGGACATTGGCTTCGGTCGTGTCAATCTGGGCGGCGAGCGTGTCGCGTAATACCTCGAGCGCTTTGACTCGGTCGCCCGTCTGCGCGGCCGTGAGGTTGTTCGGCATTAGCCCACCAATCGAAGTCGTCGGCCCCCTCCGATGCCTTCGGGGAGAGAAAGAAGAGG